CGATCGAGACTTCCAAGTGGTTCCCGACCATTGCGGAAATTGCCGACCATTGCGGCAAGGATCTGGAGTCATGGCGAGACGCGATCGGCATCGACCAGCACCAAATGGGCCAAAAGCCATTCACGGACCAGCCGCGCGGGCCGATTACTCCGGAAGAAATCGCCAAGCGTGCAGCGCAGTGCACCCACTGGCGGCGCGAGTTTGGCTTCGGCAGCAACGCTGATGACCTTCGCATCGGGGAGGAGGGCGAGGTCAAGGCAAGCCAAGACATGACCGTGTCAGCCCTGCTGCTCAACACATGTGCCGTTCGCCGGGCCAAGGGGCTCGCGACGTGCGGAGACGACTGCTCCAGGCAATCCTGCGAGTTGCGAGCATGAGCTACGCCTACACCCCCGCATTTGATTTTGACCCAAAGGAGACGGACATGACTTTCGAAGAACTGATGACCATCCTGAAAGACACGACGCTGACCGACTACCAGCGCGCGGCGAACATCCATGCAGCACTGACTGCAGCGACAAGACCCTCTGCGCTGACTCTACAGCCCCAGAAGACACGTAAGGCGCGCACTGCTACCCCAAGACCCAAATCGCCCGCCAGTGACTCTCTGAATGGATTTGCGGGCCATGTGGATAACACGGTGTCCGATGCCAATTGAGTTCTGGAAAGCAAAAACTGGGTGGTTCTGGACTGCCCGTGCAGACAACGGAAAAGTGATTGCCGACAGTGCAGAGGTGTACTCCTCCCGTTCCAAGGCAGTCTCAGGCGCAATCGTGACAGCAGTGGAGTTGGAAGCATGGCTGGAAGAAGAAAGGCTGAAGAGCCGCAAGTCTCAGACTTCGGCACCCCAGAAGCGCGTCGTCAAGCGATCAAGGCCATCGAAGAGCAGCCAGACCCGCAAGACAGGGCGACCAAAAGGCTCCGCGTCGAAAACGACATGATCGCCTGGTACTTGGTCAGGGGCTACATCACCCAAGTCCAAGCTGACGCTTTGCGTAAGTGGCAGAGCGACGGGTACCTTGCTGGGCTGCTGCCAGCGTGCATCGGCGGCTACGGCCAGACCGTCAACGGCGGAACCACTGAGTTTAGTGACATGCGGGTAGCTGCTATCGCTCGACGGACCAACGCTATTATCTTCCTGACCAACTTGAGCCGTCACGCTGTGCCTATGGTGGATGCAGTAGCGATCAACGGCAAAAGCGCAGGGCGGTGGATAATGGAGCATGTGGGTGGATCACCCCACGAAGCACTTGTGTGGCTCAAGAGATTCACGGATGCTTTAGCCCGCCACTATGGATTAGCACGATGAGCCACCGGGGAACCTTCACGACCGAGTACATCTATTGCGACAATTGCGTGGAGGCTATTGCCGAGGCGCTTGACGGGTACAGCCCAAGCATCGGGAACCCATACGGATACGTTCAGGGGTTCTTTAAGGACATGAGCGCGGCTGAAGGCTATTGGATATTCCACAACGCCTTGAGCGAGGCGAAGATATGCAAAGGCCATCATCCGAAGATCGCTGTGTTTTGGGAAGGCAGGCCGGGAAGGATTATAACCCTGCCCATCAAGGACGGAGAGTTCTGATCTAATCCAAATATCATTGCGCAGCAAAAAGCTCTAACGTAGAAAAATGGAAGTGGTCGGATTGCGTACTGATTCGACTTAGAATAAACAGCCGCCCGGGTAACTCTGGGCGGTTTTTGCGTTGAGGAGTGCGGTTAGTGGCTGACAGGACCATAGTCTTAGCCACGAACAAGCGCCATGCCGTCCGGGGCCTTACTGTCGTCAACCCGCAAGAGTTTTCCGCCTACCAGGAAGACAACGACGAACTGACATACGTCGTCGACATGTCCAGCTATCTGGACGGCGCGACTATCAGCAGCGTCACCCGGACACCTTCAGGCGTCACGGTATCCAACACCAGCAACACCACTAGCAGGCTAACCCAGAGGCTCAAGGGCTTCGGGTACGTTGACTTCAAGGTCACGACGAGCAGCGGGGACGTGGAAGAGTTCAGGATCGGCATTGTCCCCCGTGCCGGGTCTTCTTTTTTTTTGGAGACTATAGCTAGCGTGCCCCAGAACACCGCCCAGCTTTACAATGTCGTGCAGGATGTAAACGCATCCAACATTGACAGCGGGATTGCGTGGGTCAGGACGCAGGGTTACTACGCGGTTGGGGATGGCGGCGGGGCGCTTTACAAGCGGGTATACACTACTCCGAGCCACGGGGCTTACATCACAAGCAATTCAGCAACGGCTTATTGGGAGCTAGCAGAGTTTCCCTACAATGTGCGCGCGGCTGGTGCTAAAGGCGACGGCGTTACTAACGACAGGGCGGCGATCCAGGCTGTTATTGACTTAGCAGCATCTGGCGGCGGCGAAGAGATACACGTTCCGGCTGGGACTTATGCCATAGCCAGCAGCCTGACGCTAAAGAACGGCGCGATGTTGCGCGGTGTCGGGGAAGAGAGCGAAATTCTATGGGCTGGTTCAACTGGCGCGGTCATAACCAGCGCCAGCGCAGCGGTGCTAGTGTCTGCGGGCCTAGTAAACCTGAAGATTGACGCGGTAGCGGCCACGAAAATAATCGAACTTTACGGCCCGTACAAATGCACGCTGTCCGAACTGCATTTAAAGGGGACCTCTGCAACCGCAGTCGCAATTGACATACGGGCTGACAGTTCAGCGGGAACTAACCCTGCAGGCAACCGCAATGCCGCATTCAACACCGTGGCAAACATTCTGCATGACGGGACTTGCGGCACATTCGTAAGGCTGATCGGCCTGGCGGGAACACCTCAAGTGGTTACGCTGAACACGTTGCACGACTTATCTGCAACAGACGTTAAAGTCGTCGGCATTGATCTTGCGGAATGGTGCGACAACAATTTCTTTAGCGGTGTGTGTCGGGTATCTCTCACGGCCAACAACGCTATCGGGGTTTACCACACATCCGCGCACGCATCGAATAACTTGGGCGTGTATGCCAACAACTTCGACTTGCTAGCCGTCGACACTTTCGGTTCGTTGACTGGGCGTGTCGGCATAAAAATGAACTACACAAAGTTCAACGTGGTTAGCTTCTATTTCAACGAGCCTATTGCAGAAGGTGGGTCGCTCGTCACAACGTCGAATAGTTTAAGTTACGACATCGGGCAAATCGTAGCCTCTTCAAACTTCTATGAGCGCATCGTCCGTGGCCGCGCCACCTATGAGCATGATTCGAACCACCTGCGGCTTCTGTCAGTCGACGGGACAAAGGACTGGGGCATCAACGTTGACTCAGCTACGGGCAACCTTCGCGTGACAAGGGTTTCTGGCTCTGGTGTCGCTACACTAAGCAATCTGCAGGTTGTCGCCAGCGTCGGGTTCAACAACACGTCCCCCGTTGCGAAGCAAACTGTGACAGGCTCACGAGGTGGCAACGCTGCCCTGCAGTCATTACTGACCGCATTGGCGAATTACGGCCTGATTACCGACAGCTCAAGCTGACGCAATAATATTTCAACATCAACTATTTAGGGTTCACAGCAGTGGCCTTTTCAAAAGGACAGTCAGGCAATCCTGGCGGTCGTGGATCAGACAAGCCTTGGCGTGAGGCCCTTCGCCGCGCATTGGCACGGAAAGCCGGGAAGGGAAAAGGCGTTGACCAGTCACTTGAACTCGTTGCTGACAAAGTGGTCGAACTCGCTCTTTCCGGCGACATTCAATGCATCAAGGAGATAGGCGACCGGATTGATGGCAAGGCTCATCAGTCATCAACGGTCACTGTGAAAGATGTACGCACAGCCACAGACGCAGAGCTTCTCGCCATCATCGCCGAGGAAGACAGCCGCGCAGGAACTGTTGAACCGCAGCAAGATACGGGGAAGCCTCACTGAATGGGCGCGCTTCAAGGGCTTTGAGCCTGCAAAGCATCATCAGTGCATTATTGAGAATGTCGAAGCCTTTCTGGAGTCAGACGAAGAGGTTCTGCTGATCTTTGCCCCACCGGGCAGTGCGAAAAGCACCTACATCAGCCACCTTTTGCCTTCGTGGTATTTGGGCAAGTACCCAAAGAACCAAGTTCTCTTCGGCACCCACAACGGCGAATTTGCCGGACGCTGGGGCCGCAAGATCAGGAATGACATAGCCTTTGATGGGCACATCCTTGGAATTGCCCTGTCAGGCGATAGCACGGCTGTTGACCGTTGGGCCTTGCAGTCTGGTGGCGAGTATTACGCAGTTGGTGCGGGCGTCGGTATTTCAGGCTACCGCGCAGACCTTGGCCTGATCGATGACCTCTTCGGCAGTCGCGAGGATGCGTTCTCGGAGACGATCCGCAGGAAGCGTTGGGATTGGTACAAGGACGACTTTTCAGCCCGTCTGAAACCGGGAGCCAAGCGCATCCTGATTAACACGCGCTGGCATGAAGAAGACGTTGCGGGCCGGGTTCTGGAGCAGATTGCTTCGGGCGATGTCAAAGGCCGGGTCTTGGAGATTCGCGCAGAGGCAGAACAGGGTGACGTGCTGGGCCGCAAGCCTGGGGAGTTCCTTTGGGCTGGCGATGCGAACTACGACTATCCCAGCTTCTTGATGCAGCGGAAGCGGGAAACGACCGCGATGATGTGGGCGGCGCTTTATCAGCAGCGGCCTGCACCTGAAGACGGCGACTTCTTCCGCAGGGAATGGTTCAAGACCCATGACGAGCGGCCCAAGACCAACCTGTTCATCACTTGTGACTTTGCGGTCACGGATGCGGGCGGTGACTGGACTGAGCTTGCCGTTTGGGGCGTTGGTCCCGACAGCACCATATATGCTGTCGATTGGTGGCGCGGCCAGACTGATGCGTCGGTCTGGATCGAGCGAATGCTTGATCTCATGGCCAAGCACAAACCGCTTACCGTATTCGCTGAAGGCGGCGTCATTCGCAGGGCCATCGAGTCTGTCCTGAAGAAGCGGATGGACGAGCGCAAGGTCTGGTCCAGCATCGAATGGGTGGCAAGCATCCACGACAAGCCGACACGCGCTAGAGCGTTCCAGGCATTGGCGGCTAATGGCAAGGTGAGCTTCCCCAAGTCCCCTTGGGCTGGCGAAGTGGTGGATCAGCTTATCCGCTTTCCGGCTGGCAAGCATGACGACGCGGTTGACTGCTGCAGCTTGATAGGCAGGGCGGTCTACGAGGCATGGCCTGCGTTGCTCACCAAGGTCGATAGCTCACGCAACCCTGTCGACAGGTACACGAAAAACAGAAGTTTGGCCGCTCAGGGCGGATGGAAGACAGCATAAATGGCAAAGCGCAAGATTGCAGACCAGAAGGCCGAGGATAACTACCTCGAAACGGTAAAGCGCAAAGCCACTGTGTCCATGGACATGCTGGACGCTGCAAGGCGTGCGGCTCAGGTCTTCCAGCGTTACTATGACGGCGACCAGTTCACCGACAACGAGCGCCGCATTCTTGAGGCTCGTGGTCAGCCCGCGCTTGTTTTTAATCACGTGAAGCCCGCCGTCAACGCCATCATTGGCATCGTGGAGCGTGGCCGCACAGATCCCAAGGGCTGGGGCCGAACCCCACAGGACCAAGAGGCTGCTGAAGTAGCCACGGACGGCCTGCGCTACGTCAGCGACGTGACCCGGTTCAATGCGACAGCGAGAGAATGCCTGCAGGACTTCCTCATCTGGGGCGTAGTCGCTGGCATCAACGAGATCAACGAGGGCCAAGAGCCTGGCATTCGGCGCATCAGGCCTGAAGAGTTCTTCTACGACCCGTACAGCCGCGACAGGGACTTCTCAGACGCGCGCTACATGGGCATCGCGAAGTGGATGGATGAGACTGACTTAGTCGATCTCTACCCGGACGCTGAAGACAAGATCAAGATGTCCTTCGACAGCGCGACAACGGGTGATTCGTTTCAGGATCGGCCCCGCGACGGTTGGTCATGGATTGACGTGAAGTCCCGCCGTATCATGTGCTTTGAGATGTATTCTCGCCGTGGTGGCATGTGGAACCGGTGCGTGTTCGTGTATGGCGGTGTCCTTGAAGAAGGCCCAAGCCAGTACCTCGACTCCAAGACCAAGCAGCCGCGCAATCCTATCCTCGCTCAGTCTGCATACGTCGACATCGACAACCAGCGGTACGGCGCGGTCAAGGATATGGTCAGCCCGCAGGATGCGATCAACAAGGGTCGGTCGAAGGCCATCCATCTGCTGAACGTGGCCAAGCTTCGGGTAGAGCCTGGGGTTCTGGACGTTGACGCGGTTCGCAAGGAATGGGCCAAGCCTGACGGCATCATCGAGGCCCGCGAAGGGCAGATTGAGGAGTTGGGCGACAGGCAGCTAACGCCTGCCCACCTTGAACTGCTCCGCGATGCCAAGGAAGAGATGCGCCGCCAGTCCCCAACACCGGGCATTGTAGGCCGTAGCGGTCAGTCTCAGTCGGGCAGGGCTATCCTTGCCGAGCAACAAGCA